AAGAGCACGCCGTCGACCTGTTGCTCGATTGTCTGAATAACCTGGAGAACGTCCTGGGGTCGGTCCCAGATCCAGGCGAAGCCGTTCGCTTCGGTGGCAAGCGTGGCGGCCACTGCCCGGAGCGCGATCACGTCGATCCCGCTGGGTGAAATGTTCAGGCCCCATTCGCTGTCGTTCAAGGCTTCATAGACGACATTCATCGGGTTGCAGGTATCGCCGATCCGTTCGTCGCCTGGTTGCACGCTGGCGAGGTCCAGGCCGTCCGGGAACCGCTCGAGCTCGAACTCGAAGACGCGAAGAGTCGGCGCAAAACCGACGTTAATCCGCTCCAGGACCATGTAACAGGTTCCGCGATAGGCCGGCTGGGGTGATTGGAACGGCGTGAGGTAGGCGTTCACGGCCTGGGTCTCGGAGCCGGGATAGATCCGGCCGGAGCCGACCAGGCCGCCGCCGCCGCCGGAATCCGCGCCGCCGTAGAAGTTCGGCTGGTTGATCGTGAAGGTCCCGCCGGCGTCGACCGGAATGACCGGCGTGTCCGCGGTCGAGGCGTCCGGTCCCCAGACGAAGCTTTCGTCGTTGCGTATGTGACGCATTAGCGTAACCGGCCCGCGACATAGCCCGAACTGTAACCCGAGGTAATAGTTGAAGCCGGTCGTGACCTTCTTCTTCGAGAACAAGCCCGTCTTGACGGTGTCGCGTTGCGGGTCGGCGACTAAATCGCCATACCAGACGACATTCGGCCCCGATACTTTCACGCGTCCCCAGATAAGCGGGACGACGCGCCCCTCGGTGGCGGTCGGAACCTGGAAGTCGCCCAGGCCGGCCGGCTTCGCGTCCTCGATCTTCGGCTTCGGCCGTAACAATTCTGTAATCAAAAAAGTCGCGGCATAAATCAGCAAAAAAACCCAGAACGGCATTAGGCTCCGCCTCTCAAGGTCGAGTTAAACGGGTTCTTCCTGGGGACAAAAGGGAAACCGCCGTAATTGATGACGTTCGAGAACTTAGACTGGCACGTCGCGAGCGAGTGATCACAGCCGGCCAGGACATCGACCTGGGTCGCGAGGACAGTGATCGAGAACGGAAGGAGGAGCGTGATCACATCGCCCGCCTGGGCGAGTACCAGGCGTTTATCCTCCGGCGCCGCGGTCGGTGCCTGGACAAAGCCGCCGACGGCCCAGGACGCGCCCTGGCCGCTCAAGCCGTTGACTGTGATGTCAGCGCCGGAGACGGCCGAGACCAGGCCCGTGAAGGTGAAACCCGAGCGGACGATCTTACAACGCGCATCATAAAGAACATGGTTGCAGATCCCTTGATAAGAAAACCGCGGGCCGCTGCGCTGGAAGACGTTCGTCGACGGGTTGCATAACACTTGCGCCTGGAGCTCGCCGTCGAATTTCACGCTCGCGACGAAGCCCTCGAACAGGACGATCGAACCCTCGCTCACGTCGTTCGCGTTCGCTCTCAAGACCAGGACGGAGCCGACATCGCCCGGGACGTTGCTTATAAACTTTTGCGCGACCGGGTTGTCGAGCGTCATCGTGATCGTGAGCTGATTGATCGCATCCTCGACGCTGTTCTGGGTCGCAGTCCTGGAGATCTGCGTCGCGGTGTAGCTGAGGCCGCCCCAGGTAATGTCGGAGTTGTAGCTGGTGAACCGAAACGTCTCGGCCCCGAATACAAATTGATAAAGCTCCAGAACCTGGGAGTCTTCGAGGCTGGTTTCCTGGGCGTCGAATGTCATTAAGCCGGAACTCCAATAAGCGGAATGTCGATTCTGGTCTCGCCCGGCCGGCGATGCACGAAGCGCGCGCGATCGTTGACAAGGCGCGAGAGCGTGACGATCTCGATCCGATCCAGGTCGACCAGGAGGAGCGCCGGCGTGATGCCTGGGGAGAAGTCGACACGCTCGACGCCTGGCGAGACGACCGAGGTCCCGGTGATGGTGTGCATCGAGTAGGTGCCATCGGTGCGGAGAACGCGCAGATCCGAGCGCGGTGTCACGCCCTGAACAAACTGATCGAATCCGTAATCGACGAAATTAATCGAGCTGTCGTTGTTGGCGATGTCGGCGAGCGGCTTAATGTCCGTCCGACCCGTCGGCACGTAGAAACTGAGCTGACTCCCGCGCAGATAATGGAGGAGCTGGCGGACGTTCCAGGTGTCGGCGAAGCTCTTCGCTTCGAAGCCGTATGTATAGAGCGGCTTGCCCTTCTCCCAGGAGGAGAACTGGATAAAGGGACCGGTCTCATGATCGAGGCGCTCGGTCCGCTGCCTGTTGCCTTCGGCGATCGTTCCCGACGGCATAAAGTTGAGGCCGTCGAGGAGCGGCTTCGCCACTGACTGGCCGACGCCCTGATAGCTGGGGAAGGCCGAAGCATCGGACAGGTCGATGTTGTCGAGGACCGTGAACTCGAATTTATAGTCGGCCGGACCGATCGCGAAACGCGCGTCCTGCAATTGCGGCTTCGTGTAGGCCGTGCGCGTCGGAAGTACCAGCGTATTGATTGCATCGAACGCGGTCCCGATCGCGACCTGGAGGACGAGGTTCGTCGGGTTCACGGTGAGGATCTCGACGGTCTGGGCGACGAAGTTCGAGTCGTAAATCGTGACCAGACCGCCGGCCCTAAAATCGGCGTCGGCCGTGTCGACCTGGACGACGGTGTCGAGCGCGGTGAGCGGCGCGTCGAGCGGCTTCGCTTCCCACCAGATGGGGACCCCGAAGACCCGAGCTTGCCAGTCGAACAGGATCGCATTGATCGCGTCGCGGCTCCGGCCATCGTCGACCCTGATGGTGAACTCCATCTTCTGGCGCGGTGCTTGCCGAAGGCTGAGCCGTTGCTCGCTGCCGTCGGTGTGTTGGAGGACGTTGGTTTTAAAGCCGAGTTCTTCCTTGATCGGTGACTGTGGCCGAAACTGGAAGATCGTGATCCGGTTCCCGGTGATCGGGACAATAATGACATCCGGCGGGACCAGGTCGACGTCGAAGTCTAACGTCCCATTGATGACCGGCGGACCGGCGGTTGAAACCTGGACGTCATTGACGAACGACTCGAGGGCCTCGAGGACAGTCGGGAGCGATGGGAGGTTCGTGATCGTGATCCCGGCGCCGGCGTTGTTGGTAAAGCCCTGCCAGGTCCGGCTCTCATTGCGAAACGCATTGAAAATTTCGAGCTCTCGGATCTGGGTGGTGAGAACATTCCCCAGCGCCAGCTCGCCCGGGAAGACGTGCCACTTCTCGAACCAATCGCGTTGCAAAAACGGATCGAGGTATCCCGCATGATCGAGCGCGCCGTTCGCGCGTTGCGACGAGGCGTTCCCGGTGAGCGCGGCCAGGCCCTGGAGGTGAGAGCCGTTTTCGGCTGGGCCGAGGCTGTCCGGATCGCCCGGGTCGACGCCCTGCGTAACGAGGAAACTGTCGACACGTTCAAAGGGCGCGTAAAGGCTCGGGACGACAGTCGAGTCGCTCGGATCGAACGTCACGGACGGGTAAGGGATACCGGCGCCGCCGCCGATAGATGCCGCGGTGCTTTTCGGCTGCCCGGCGTTCGGGTCGCCCGGGTCCGTCCCGGTGAAGAGCTGAGGCGCTGAGAAGCCGAAGAAGTCGGTCATCGTTTCGCTCGTGGTTTAGGCGTTAACGCGTTTATAAGCGACGCCGCCGTTCCAGGATTCCTCGGTGTTGTTCTCCAGATACTGTTTTCTAACCCAGGGGAAGAAGTACCATTGATCGCCGGCGATGCTGATGATCTGGCCCGGGTCCAGGTTTGCGATGTTGACCAGCCGGACATCGGCCTGATAGCCGAGCCGATAAGCCGCGTCCGGTGTGGCGTCGAAGTTGATGACCTCCACAGGGATCGGGACAAGCGGCGTGTAAGCGGTCGCCTGGCTGATTCTGTAACCGCAGAACGTTTGCCACTCACGACCTGCCCGCCAGCCGCCCAGACCAGACCAGCGCGGATTCCCGAGGCGGTCGTTGCCTTCGCTTGCGCTCATGACGAAGTTAGCCCAGACCGTGGCCGCGTCCGGTTCGCCGCTGTGACCATCGACCCGCATCGTCGCGTTGTATTGAACCGCTCCGCCGAAGCCGGCGCCATCCAGGCCCATGTGATGCGATGAGGCGGTCGGGACATCGATGAAGCTGATAACCTGGCTCCAATAATGCCCGTAAGCGTATTCGCCGCCGACCCAGTCGCCGATTTTGTCGATCTCGCCGAAACCAAAATGCCGGAAGCGGCCGGCGTCGACTTCGACGACGACGTTAATGTAAGCCGGATTCGAATCGTTCTCGAAAAACCAATAATTGCTATGAGGGCCCGCGAACTCATTGACACATCGCTGGGAATCAAACAGCGAAGCGGTTAGTGATGCGATGCCGTTCCCTGAATCGCCTGTCGAGAGCCAGACACTTGTCGAGTTGTCGTTGCTCAGGTTCTGGT